CATGAAACCACGACTTAAAAAGATAGGCAGAATTTGGTTATGTTACACACAAACAACGGCTGTATGTTCCGGCTCAACACCTGAAGAAGCCTATCAAAAATGGGTATCAAAAAACAAAGCCGCTGAGTAAGCGGCTTTTTAATTATTTGCTTAAAAACAATTCTGCTTCAGCGTTGCGTCGTCGTGTAAGACCAGCAAGCGGTTTACCCCCTGCTTTATCCCAACGCAAAAACTGTTTTGCTATTTCGGCTTTATCATCACCGGCTTTAAGCATTTTAACAAGTGTTGAATTGCAAAAACCACCTTTGCCAACAATTTTATCACCGATGCCAATGTTATAAGCTAAAGACACACAGGCATCAAATTCATTTTGCGTTAGTTCAACGCCCACATCGTTTACCGCTTTCTCATATTTCCCAATTGTTGCGGCTAATAAAGCGATTGCCGCCCCTTCATTAGGCAACGTTCTATTTTTAGTAACTGGTGTGCCATCACCATAATGTGTTGAGCCAATACCAATTGTCCAAATACCCGCTGGGCATTGATAAGCCGATAATTTACATCCCTCAAATTCTTTAATTAATTTTAAACCGCGTTCGCCTGTTTTCATTTTCTCGATCTCATAGAAAGTACCGTAATTAATTTTTGTGTAAGCCGTATCATGTCGTTATCAAGCAGGCGTATTTGGTCGATAAGCTCAATTAGCGCGTCAGTGGTTTCGGTAAGTATTGGCTTAACAATTGTTGTTACCCATATCCAAACAAAATAGACGATATACCCCATGCTACTTGATGCAATAATAGGGAATCCATACTGGTTGATATATTTAGCTAATGCGTCAACATCCATTAGTCAATTCTCTTTTCTTGCGGGTTATTGAACCTTGCCACTTTTTCCTTTTCAATTGGCATATCAAGCGTTTCTGTCATCAATACATCTATTTTTACAATATCCTCTGACATAGCCGTGACACGCCTATCGAGTTGCTTGATGATACCAATAAGGCTTTTAATCTTTTCAAGTACACTATCAAGCAAAAATTTAATCGCCAGAAATACAAAGTACATTCCCACGCAAGCAGCGGCAATGGGGAAACCTACATCAGTTATAAACTGTAGGAATTCCATTACCGGCTACCTAGCCACCAAGATAGGAACGAAAATACTGCACCCACTGTGAAAACAATTCCACCGAGAAACCCCTTGTAACGTGTTTGCTCTGCTTTCATCTCATCAAGCGCGGCTATGATAGCGTCTAGCTTTCTTCCTCTGTCTTCAAATATTTCTTCAAGATTTTCAATTCGTTGCTCTACTTTAGCAAGGCGGCAGGCTTCATCAGGCATGGTTTACACCGCTACCGCGCCAGACATATCATCTTGCGATGCTACCCAGTTGTATGACTTTTCTAAGAAGGTTAACCCTGCTTGTGCTTCTACGTCAGCTAATGGTGTGTGATAGCGTCTGAAGTCAATGTCTTTAGTGTCATCATCAGTTGGTTTTTGTGCGTAGCCTACCACGTCAATCATCACTGAAAATTGTAAATTGCGTTGACGACTAATAGACGATGTAACGATGCGAAAATACGCTCCAGCAAAAGGAATGCCGAAGTTACTTGTGTTTAAATCAATTTGAATTGCCATTGTTGTTTTCCTGTTTTGTTGCCCAAAAGATTATGTGTAAATAACTTCGGAAGTATTTAGCGTTGCAACCCATCGAATATTTGTTGCTGATTTATAGCCCGATGTAATCGTTACACCTTTGTTTGTATTATCTACTGCAATGGTTGGTGATGCACCAAGTGTGATAGAGTCTGAGCCAATTGCTGTTAATGCCAATCCACTTACTGCCATCGTACCTGCATTATTCGACACTATACCTGTGATGTTCCAGCCAGCCATATTACCACTACCAGATTGTTTAGCTATCAATGTGCCTTGAATAGCCATCGCTTGACCAGATGCTAGGATAAGTTGATTCGTTGTTGATGCAGCACCGCCATTTGAGGTTAATGCTACGGCTGTTGTGGTTGTGGTTTCTGCAACTAAAATAATTTTCCCATATTGAGATTGCCCGATAGTTGCAGAGAATATTGTTGTTCCAAATACTATTTTACCTTGCTCAGATGCTTTTGCTCCATACCCAAACGTAAATGATTGTACTCCGATGGACTCACACTTTCTCCCAATCGCAACAGATTGAATACCACTGGCTACGCTTGATAATCCAATACATAGAGTGTTAGAAGAACTAGCCAATGCGGTTTGACCAATAGCAATGCTATTCGCTCCAGTCGCCCCATACGAACTCGAAGCACTCAAAATAGCCGCAGCGAAACTATCTGTACCGGAAGCATACGAACCACCTAATGCCATTGCTCCTGCGCCTGTTGTTGCTACTGACCCGCTACCGTTAGAATTTGCGCCAATTGCAACCCCCCTAACTGCTGAAGCTGTTGTTTGGTAACCTATTGCTGTAGCTCCATCACCACTAGCTACCGGTCTATCTCCATTCTTGTTGTAGTTTTCAGTATAGCCACGCATAGTCTTTTTATAAGAAATTTCCCAATTTGTACCGTCACATACTATGTCTAAGCCTTCACCAATTCTTAAAACAAGAACCGACTTTGCATCGATAGTTTCAGACGCATCAGGATTAATTGTGATTGCGTCTGTTGATGTATTAGACGTATTCCAAATCGTACAAGTAAACCCAGCACCTAGTGTTGCAGCGGCAGTTAAGCTGACGGTAAAGCTGTTAGCCGTACAGTTAATGATTTTACCTAAGTCACCTGCTACAACTGTGTATGCGCCTGTCTTGTTTGAGATGGTTTTGGTTGCACCACCCCCAGAAGCTGTTGTCCATGTAGGCGCAGCCGCACCATTTGATGTTAATACTTGACCTGTTGTACCCACAGCAAGCATAGCTGTTGTACCTGATGCTGTTTGGTATGGAATTGTACCTGCGCTTCCAGATGCTAAGTTGGCAACAGTTTGCCCAGACGCAAACGTAATTGCACCAGTCATTGTACCGCCAGACAGTGCTAAATATCCCGATGCAGGCAAGTAAGAAGTTATCCATGCGCTACCACTATAAACGCGCATTTCACTACTTGTTGTATTCCAATAGAGCGCACCAGTAAGTAGCGCATTACCATCGTTATCAACGCTAGGATCGGATGCTTTTGCACCAAGATAACGATCATCAAACGAGTCATAACTAGCCGCTGCTGCGGTAGCACTATTTGCCGCATTAGTAGCTGATGTCGATGCGTTAGACGCCTGTGTAGTTGCAGTTGAAGCAGAAGCCGATGCGTTAGTTGCTTGTGTTGTCGCAATACCCGCTTGTGTTGTTGCAGTTGATGCACTACCCGATGCCGCTGTCGCACTACTTGCGGCATTAGTAGCTGAGGTGGATGCGTTAGATGCTTGCGTACTAGCAGTTGATGCTGAAGTCGATGCGCTAGATGCTGATGTTGCAGCGTTAGTAGCAGAAGTTGATGCTTCACTTGCTTTAGTTGTTGCAGTTGACGCAGATGTAGATGCAGATGTTGCGCTTGAACCTGCTGCTGTTTGACTTGCCGCTGCTTCACCTGCTTTTGTTACAACATAATTTGCAATTGAAACTTGATTAGTAAAACATGGCACAAACCTTGTGCGCCACCCGCCATCCCTTAAACCTGTTGTTGCATTATCATCATCAGTAACAGTTGAACCGTCACCACCAATTGCTGTGCTAAATGTTACACTACCCGTCATAATAATTCCTTGATTTCGTATGTTGTTTGGTATCGTGTGTTGTATGGCTGTGAAATAGGCGATAATGATCTCAACCTGCCTAAAAACGAACGCCTTTGCAGATTAAGCGCGTCTGCACTGTCCCAAATATAAAGCACTTCTAAATCTGTGCCTGATAGTTTCATAATATCATTATTTAAAATTGATTCAGCATAAGTTAAATGATCAAGCGTAAATTGTGCAATTCTAAAGCTATCACGTCTATCAAAAAATTCTGCACCACTCATGGCTGTATCGACAACCGTTGCTGATTCATAACCAATTGACGCGCCTAAATTCATATTTAAAACGGGTTGATAAGTTGACCCCATAAAAATACGACCTAATTCAACATAGCCATCAGAATTACTGCTGTCAAAAAATTCAATTTGATAATATTGCGCTGATACAATCGATGGAATAACGTAAATTAAATTTTTTGTGTAATACGCAATTTCTTCATCCGTTGGCGTTAAATCCCAAAAATGCACATCTTCCCATTCATAACTGCCATAAGGCGAGCTAGGCCATACATCAAGTGTGCCAGAATCATAGACTAACGTAGCATATCCGCTATCTGAATAAACGCGATAACGCCATGTTGCCATAACTGATAAATTATGTGCAATAATTCCAAGCGTTGAAACAATGCGCTCAATGTCTGTTGAAAAACGCAATTTAGTTGATGCGTTTGCATCGTCTGTTGAACGCGCTTTTTTTGATAATTGACGTGTTTTAATATTATTTAATGGCAATGAAGTTGACCACGAACCATACGCTGCAAACGTAACTGCATCAATCCTGTTTTGATAACCAATAATTGTATTTGCCATGCTATCCCCAGAGCGTTAGCGTTGCGCGGTTTTTTGAATAATCTGATTCAATACCAATAATTTTAAATAGTTTACCAGAATTTAAACCAAAACGATTCATTGTTATGTTTACAATATTATTTAAATCAGGCAA